GATATATGTTTTTCAGTAATTTAGAACAAATGAAGAGACAGTGTGAATTGTTGTTAGAATTAGACCGTAATATGGTTGAAGGTATTTTAACAGATGGTCACGATTGGGCTCAAGACCATATTGCAGAAGCAAAGAACAACATGGACCAAGTTTTTGATTTCTTAATGAATGAAACAAAAGGTGGTGATATGATGGAAGATTCAGGTTTAGAAGATTTAGCACTTGCTGACGAAGCCGATGGCATGAATCCAAATAAAGCTCTTGCATTATCTATGACTGAAGGTCGTAAAAAGACAGGTACAAAACTTTGTTCTCGTGGTAAATCAGCCGCAAAGTCTAAATTTAAAGTTTATCCATCAGCATACGCTAACGGTTATGCGGTACAAGTATGTAAAGGAAGAATGCCAGGTTTAGACGGGAAGAAAAAATGTTCACCTCCTTATTGTTAGTATTAGTTTTTTGCTTATCTTTGTTTCATATTCATCAATAATATGAACCCAATTAAAAAACAGTATTACAAACTTAGAATTTTTCTAAGAAACTCAATCAGCCGCCCTAACCATATTGTAGAGCAAAAGAAATACGAATCGCTTTGTGTTCAAGTTGCAAAGTCATTAATAAGGGATAATTCGTCTATTTTAGTCTACACCCCTAAAAGTGTTAAGTACTACATTAAAAATGAAAAATTGGGGGTATATATGGTGATTTGCGATAACATATTGTCAGTTGCCAATCATAGATATTCATATGAAATCAAATTAACCCCTAATAATGAAAGAAAACTCACTAACGCATTTGAGAACGAATTGGAAAAAAGAGGGGAAATTTACGATACTGAGATGATTTTACAAATAAAAGACTCACTTACTAATATTTATAATAAAATAGTAAGTGATGAACAATCTTGATTTGAAAAAAACAATAAGAAAACACCTTAGAGAAGGTTTTGCAAAATACTCTAAATTTGAGAGAGCGATGATAATTCAAGATGTATTGGACAGAGTCGGTCAATACGAAGATGAATATGTTAATGCGTTAAAAGAGTTTAATTCTCAATTCCCATCAACTATGTATAAAAGAGATTAATTAAAAATCTCTTTTTCTTTATTTTTATTTTTCTTTATAAAAAGTTTAGTTAATTCACCTGATTTTGCATTTGCAAAGTTTTCAGATTCTCCACCAATATCTTTTCTGTCCTTAATTTTTAATTTTTCATTGTCATAAGCATGAGCCCATTCGTGCGACAATGTTCTGAATATGTCAGCAAGCATACGACCTTTACTTAATATTCTTATTCTTGATTTTCCGTTATTATATGAACCAGTGGTCATGTCTTTAACTTTTTTATTTAAAAATTCAATTGTGATATCATTAGACAATTTCATTTTTTTCATTAATAACGAACAAAATTTTTTAATTATTTCAATTTCTTTTTTACTAACAGTACCCTTATGTATTTTAAAACAAATCTTCATATAATTTTTTTAATTAATCTATCTATTAATATTTCTTCGTTTGTTTTTTTCTTTTTTGGTTTGTATGATACCATTTTTGGTTTGTTACCGGTTCCTGTTTTTGGGTTTGATTTTTCAGCTCTCCTTTTTTGTTGACATGCTGATTTCTTTTGGGAATCACTCATTTTTCCAGCAACCCCCGCAGCCCTGCATTTTGGGTACGCCTTGTCAGACGCGTCAGGTCTTCCACAAGGTGGATGTTTACCGTCTACTTTTTTACAAATATTAACCCAAGGACCCTTTGGTTGTTTACTACCCTTAGGTTTTTTCTTAGTTCCAAACCAAACTCCCAAATCTTCATTAATAGTGTGAGCTTCGTGTTTTGGTATATCATAACCAGTTTCAGGATGTTTTTCCCACACTCCAACATTTCTTTTTATATTATTTTTTAAAGTTTTTTGTTTTTTAATTTTATTTACAGGATGTGTTGAAAACTCAGTAAAAGGTCCTAATTCTTGTTTTCTCCATTTTTTCAATCCTATTTCTAACGGAGCGTTATATATTCCCGCAGTAATTGAAGTGTCCGCTTCTGAAACAAATGGTTTAGAAATGTTTTTATTTTTATTTTTAAAAATTGGATTGTTATTTATAATATCTCCATCATCATCATTTGGTGTAAAATGTTTTGATACATAATTTGTTATTTTTTCCGCTTCTTTTTCTAATTTTTTTATTTTAGATTTTGGCGTTTCCATTGTACCATCGTAACTGTCATATGCTAATTCAGAATCGTCATATTTTGATACAGGAGTATTAAACGGTGCTAGTTGAGATTTTTTAAACTTCCTAAACCCCGGCATGATTGGGGCGATATAAGAACCTCTACTCCCTGATGAATCACCCGTTGCCTCATTAAGATTCTTAGTGAATACCTTATTGATTATTTCATTTAAATTGGTTATCATATACTATAAATATTAACTACTATGGAACATGACGAACTATTAACTCAAATACAAGATAAAGTTTCTGAGATAAATTCTGAAAAAAACATTTTTAATGCCATTTTTTATAATTCAAATGAAGAATTAAATATATTCATAGATACTATGAGTCATGAACAGGCAATTTTTTGTCTAATTGAGGCTTGTAAAAAATCATATGAAAGGGGTTCTTTTAATATGATTGAAAGTGAGATTGTATCAAAATCAATAAGAATTTTGGAAAAATAAAAAAAGGTCAGATTTCTCTGACCTTTTTTTATCTATATTAAGATATATTATCTTAATTCATTTAAGTCAAATGTACGAACTCCATCAACTACAATACGTCCAAAGAAACGGTTATTAACCATTTTCTTAGCGTAACGTGTCATAATACCTTTGATAGGTGTAAAGTTGAATGGGTTATACATAGTTGGAGTTAATTGAAGTGGTACGTATGGAGCGTAGATGTAACCAGTATCCAATAAAGATGTACCCTTATGTCCAATCAAAACTGTGTTTGGTGGGAAGTATGGGTCACGGTATACTTGGTAACGACCACTTAATGTACCAACTCTCTCAATACCCATGTTGAATTGGTCCTGCTCAGGAGCTGCGTTTGATACGTGGAAGTATTCCAAGTCATCAAAAATAGCACTGATTTCAGAAGATACAACAATCCAGTTAGCTCCACCTCTTAAAGTAGACTTGTGAATTTGAGCTGAGATTTGGTTAATCGCAGTAATCAAAGTTTGGTTCCAGTCTTTTTGAGTGTATGGAGTAGCTTGGTTGTTCAGTCTCTTCCATCCGTTGTAATCCCAACGTAATGTCCAAGCCGCACCTTTACGTAAGTCACGTAAGATTTCACGGTCAATTTCAGCTGCAACTTGTTCAGACAATAACGCTGTCAATTCAGCCTCAGCATCGATGTTGTGGAATGCCGCAACGTCTTGTGCCAATTCAGGTGACCATTGAGCTCTTAACTTTCTTTCAGTAACAGAAACTGTCACAGACTCTAAATTGAAAGAAACTTCACCAATTTTGTCTTCAAATTCTAACTCTCTATATCTTCTATATAAAGCAATGAACGCTTGATTTGTTGCAGTTGTTGATGAAAATGTTGAACCAGTATATCCATCGGGAGATTCTCCACCGCAAGATATACATGCTGGAACTTGTAAATCAACTTCTAAATAAATTATCCCATTTGCACTACAAAGATTATTATAAGAACCTCCATTTCCTGTTCCAGCACCTTGTGAACTGTTCCAAGTAGTAGTTGATTGAGTATTTCCTAAATTAACAATACCTTGTCCATACTGTTGAGTAACAACTCTGAATAAATAAGGTTTTGCAGTATTTGGACTTGTATTCGCATTTGTAGACACACCAACAATTCTTAAATCTGATAAGAATGATTCATTATCAATTTCTTGTCCGTCAGGTCCGATTAATTTACCAATTCCTGATGAGGAGAAACCACTCATACCTACGATAATTTTACGATAGTTTGCTTCTGTAAAGGCACTTTGTACTAATAACCCAGCAGTATTCCATCCATAAGTGTTAGTTGCAGCCGTAACAACATAGTAAGGACCTTTTGAGTAGTCAAATAAACCACCAGGATTTAATCCAGGTTCAGTACCTTCATAAAATAAATCATAAAGATTTTTCTGATACGCTCCTGAACTTGTTCCATATCCCGCATTTGGGTCACCGTATGGGTTACCAGGACCACCAACTGGTGGAAAATGTTCTCCGCTATAACCATCACTTGTATAGTAAGCGTTACCACCACTATAACCTTGGATTTGAGGTACAAAGTAGAACAATTTACCGATTGGTAAGTTCATAGCTTGTACAGATACGATGTCATTCGCTAACAATTTAGAGAAAACACGTCTGATGATTGGGAATACAACAGTTTCGAAAGAACCTGAATCCGCAGTTGATGAAGACTCATTGATTAAGTGAGAAGCTTGGTTCTCATACAATTGAGCTACGTTTTCTTTTAGGTGGCCTTTAAGACCTTCTAGGAACCCTAATTTGTCCCATTTTGTAATAGTATCTTCTTTGATAACTTTAAGGTGCTTAAGACCGATGTTACCAACAAGACCTGATTCTAATAATGCTCCCATTTTATTTGGTTTTTATTATTTTTTTAGTTTATTGTTTATTTTGTTATTTTTGACATGATGTCTTTCATTCTTAGGAATTGTGGGTTTTCATATGTCTTAGATTCAATCAAATTAATTGCCGACCCTGACTTTTGGTCAGATTCAATAATTCTATCAATTGATTCTGTAACAGGTTTTCTAACATCACTTCCTGAAAGTTCATCTTTAATTGTCTTATAAAGTGCTTTGGATTCTTTAATGGTTTCAACCGTATCAAATCTTCTCAAAATGTTAATTTTTTCTTGCTTTGACGTTGAGTGTTCTGTGAACAATCTTGTAGCATATGCCAAATTTGAATTGAATGTAGCAACTTCGTTAAGTTTATCTCTAAACATATTTAGAGCCTTTCTATATTCTTCATTTTTAGCTTTCAACATTTCAATTTCAGTTGATTCAGTTTGTAGTCTTGCAGCTTCCTGACCTGCTCTTGCACCTTTTGGTAATGCTCCCTTTCTCCAACCTGTACCGTAAGTACGAGCCGCCTCTTTGGCTTCTGCTTTACTTAATTTTTCAGACCCTGTTGGGCTTGGCACATCAAAAGTATCTCCTTCTTTAAATTCGAATTTAGCTTTACCTGTACCCTTAGTTGGGTTTGCTTTCTTCATTGTTTCCTTAAATCCACCTGTTGATTTCTTATAAGAGAACTTTGAAGCCGAACCTGTCTTCGCTCCTTTTCCTACCTTTGGTTTTGATACCATTTTAGATTCCATCATATCCACATTTTCATATGTGTCAGATTCCATTTCTTCATATGTTTCCTCATCCATTTCGATTTCATAAACAATCTCGTCCATTTCAGAATCAATACCTTCGTACATTTCTTCATCAATTTCCTCGTCCATTTCTTCCATCATTTTTGATTTTGGAACAAATCTTGCATCAGATTTTTTTTCTTGTTTTTTTGATGGTTTTTCTTCAACCTCATCTAATTCTTCCTCAAGCCAAGACTCATCTAGTTCGTTTTCACTTTCAGTTTGGATTAAATACTCAACATCCTCAGAACCGTCTTCTAAATGAATATAATCACCGTCTTGTGTAACAGTAATCTCATCATCAGCCGACATTGCTTTAAATACTTTTAAAACTTCTTCATCTGAAGCGTCAGTTAAATCGATAGTTTCATCATCAAATTCAACATCATCTGAATCATCACCAATCATGTCACCCATATCTTCCATATCGTCCATGTCGTCCATGTCAGTGTCTCCACCCATATCATCCATGTCTCCCATGTCAGTAATAGATAATTCATCACCTGTGATTTCGGAATCATCATCTTCGTCTTCAACATCAATCATATCGATGTCTTCAACTTGTTTATCAGTCTCTTCTTTCATAGACTCTTTTACTAATTCGCTAATTTCTCCCTTCATTGTAGAAGCAAGTATTTCTTTTGCGTTTTCGTTAATAACGTTCTCCAAATTTTGAATTTGGATGAATGTTTCTTCAACTAAGTTTTTTTCTGCCATTTTGTGCATTTTTTTAATAAATATATCAACTATTAAAAAAAGTCATTTTTAATGGTAAAAAACAAAAAAAGGGACAATAACGTCCCTTTTATAAGTTTAAACTTTTCAGATTTAATTACTCAAAAATTTCATCAATTTTACTTTCCGCAACCGAAGTAATTCTCCAATCGTAAGAAAATGATTCGT